AGTTAATATTTTCGATTGCTTTCATTGCTGTTGCTATTCTTACCTCGCTTGTGTTATTGTCTTTTATAAATTCAACCTTAGCTTTCCTAAAAGCATCTTTTACCCACATATTGATAGCTGCATAATCTGACTTGTATTTCTTTCCTGTACTTGCTTTGTAGTCATTTAACTTATTAAGCATCCATTCTACTTCATGAGGTGAAAACTCTTCATTTAATTTATTAAATTCAGGTTCAGAAATAAAAACAAATTCTTTTATTTTATTCTTATTCTTATTCTTATTTATTTCTTCTTCTTTTTCTTCTTTGCTTAAAATCGCTTTACTATCGTTAAGCGGTCGCTTAGCGTTCGCTTTATTTCGTTTAGCTTCCGCACCTTTTTTGCCATTTTCTGAATTAACTTTTGATATATGATTAGCTTCAATTAACTGCTCATCTAAAAATTTAATTAATATATTCCCTTGCTCATTCCAAATATATCTATCAATTAACTGATTAATTAATGATTCATTTTTATATCTTCTAATTAAATCCTCAATTGTTAATTTACCGTCTCTTTGCCAATATAAAGCACATACATTAATAAATAAACCTTGAAGTTCTAAGGATTCATAAACTATATCTCCAGTTAGCCATTCGGTAGCTGTAAACTTAAAATATGGAAAATTTTTTGCCATTTATATAAAATAAAAAACCCATCGGCTTTCGAGGTTGCGGACTCTACTCACCAATGGGGTTAATAAAAATTTATTGATGCCGCAACTCATCTTATGCAAATATACTAAAATAAAGTTAAAGTACTACTTTTTTCTTTTAAAATATCTGCATGATTTTTAGCATTTATAGCAAAGTAACTTTCTTTTAATTCTATACTTATTGACTTTCTATTCATCTTTATTGCCTGAAATCCCTCGCTACCAATACCTCCAAATGGACTAAATACTGTTTCACCTTCATTTGAATATAAATGTATAACACGCTCAATAGTATCTAATTGTAAAGGGCAAATATGTTTTTCATCATTACCATCTCTACCTGTTCTATATTGTAATGTTCTACTATAATCTATATCCATCCAAACAGGTGATGCGTATTTTTGCCATAAATCAACTGGCAAATAATTCGGCATAGAATCACTAACATCTTGATGTGTTATTGGAGTTACATTTTCTCCTTCATTTCTAAAAAATAATATATAATCAGGAATACCAACTCTACTCATTACACTATCTTTTTTAATTGTTTTATGTAATAACCCTAATGCTTTAGTTCTTTGCATTTCAGTTACAGGATTTTTCCAAATAGTAACTTTTGAATGATAAATAAATCCTTCATTTGTAAACCAATCAATAAGCATTCCTGAGAAGTCACGAAGTCCAATATATCCCTCTTTACCTTTTTGAATTGGTAAATCCATACAATGTACAGCGCATATTCTGCCACTTTTTAATATTCTTTTTAATTCAGGTATTAAATATTTAAAATGTTGCTCAAATTGTTTATAATCGCTTACATTACCCATATCCTCTTCTTTATCTGAATAAACATATAATTCAGCAAATGGCGGACTAAATACAATTAAATCTGCTTCATTATCATTTATTTTTTTACTTTCAGCAACACAATCACCATTAAATAATTTATAATCACTGGTTTTAATTTCTTTTTTGTTTATCATAACTTTTGATTTATTTGATTTATAATCTGCTTCACTTGAATATTTTGCCATTTCTTGTATCATTTCTTTATGCCTTTCTTGTTTTTCAAGTATTGTTTGTCTTACATTAGTTTGTGATTCAGATATTAATAAATGCACTTTTACTTTATTCTTTTGCCCAAAACGATAACATCTTCTAACTGCTTGATAAAATGCCTCAAATTTAAAATCATAAGATGTAAATACCATATTAAAACATTGCTGATAATTCATACCAAAACTGGCAATACTTGTTTTAGTAATTAAATTTTGAAACTCTTTTTTTGCAAATCCATTTAAATGTTTAGCTTTATATTCAGGTGTATCTGAACCTTGTACATTTATTGATTCCTTAATTTCTTTATTTAATATTTGAGCTTCATCATTTTTTAAAGTCCATATAATCCATTGTTCATCTGAATTATTAATTAACTCTTTTGTTTTTTTAATTCTCAAATCTAAAGACCTTTTTAAATCTTTATGTAAGTCAGTTGCCGAAACTGCAACATCACCAAATAATGTTTGAGTATTATTTTCAACTGGTATAATATGTTCTATAAATTCAATTTCAGGCAAATCATATCCTTTATGATTAAATCCTAATGTTTGAGGTTTATCACATGCCATAGACCATGTACATACATATTTCCAAAATGGATCTTTTGCATGTTTTCTTAATCGCCATTTAGATGTTTCTCCGCCATCATGTACAAAGTACATTGATAACATTTCTAAATAACTCATTGCTCCAACAAACTCAGAATGTTGCCCTAATTCCATATGATCATTTGGAGATGGTGTTGCTGTACATGCTAATTTATAAGGTGTATTTTTAAATGTATCAATTATCATTGAAGATAATTTTCCGTCTCTACCTTTTAAAATACTTGATTCATCTAATACAACTCCTGAATAATTACTACAATCTGTATTTTTTAATTGATCATAATTAGTAATATCAAAAGAATTTAAATTAATTCCAAACTTTAATGCTTCATCTTTTGTTTGTTCTACAACAGCCAAAGGTGCTAATATTAAAACTTTTTTATTAGTTTCATTATAAACAGCTTCACTCCATGATAATTGCATAAGTGTTTTACCTAATCCACAATCAAAAAATAAAGCAAATTTACCTTTCCTTAAAGCTGTTTTAACTGCATACTTTTGAAAATCAAATAAATTTTTATTCAATTTACTTTCATCAATTTCAAAGCCACTTTCTATAAATGACTTTCTTTTGCTTTCTAAAAACTTTTTATATTCCATATTTAATTAAATTAAAAACCCCTACTGATTCGGCTGGTTGATGAGACCTGTATCGTGCTTACTCGATACACCGAACCAATAGAGGTTCAATATTTTATTGTAAGCATTTATTAAGTTGGTCATCACTCCAACAGTACAAAATTAATAATTATTTTTAACTTTCCAAACCTTTATAAAATTCTTCTCTCATTCCTGAATTTACATTGTGAAATATATCACTTAATTTATCCATGTATTCAGCATCTGTAAAGTTTCGAGTTTCTAATTGTTGGACCAACTCAAATCCTATTTTTTGCCATTTGTTAAAATCGTGCTTCATTCTTTGTTTATACTTTCCAGTTAATAAAGTTGACTGCTCAACTGTAGCTTTAAATAATGCTATTAGTAAATGACTTTCAAATTCTGTTTTCGCTTGTTCAGTTGTTAGTGGTTTTTCCATGTTCTTTGATTTTTAATTTGTAAATTTTAATTAGTTCCTGTATTTCATCTAATGTTAGTTTTAAAGCATCCCCTCTTGCATTAAATAGCTTATTGTAGTTATATTCGCCTATCCTATCTTTTAGCCTTATTCCGTATTCAATATGATTACCGTGTTTGTGTTGATTACAGAATACACATTGACCATGCACATTTGATTCGCTGAATCTTAAATTAGGATAGCTACCAACTGAAAAGTAATGACCAGCATCAAACTTTGCAGTTAATGGTTTATCGCACGAAATACAAGGCTTATTTTTATCTCTTTCACGAATGTATTTATTAAATACAACTTGCAATATTCCGAGCCATTCAGTACGTGTTCGAGTGTTTTCAATCATTATCTTTTTTTTCTCTTTCCACATTTTCTTTTCAGCTAATACGGATGCGCATTTAAACGAACAAACTATTTGAGTTGTTTTTGAAGGAGTGAAGTCATTATCACACTCCTTGCATTTTTTTTGCTTAACCTTTTTTTCCATTAAATGATTCAAAATATTGATTAAATAATATTCGTGCTAACTTAACCTTTTCAGTCATTTTTTCAATTATTTCTTCATTTGCATTTACTCTATAAATAAACAATCCTAAGTCCGAAATAATGCGAGGATCGAAAGAAACAAAGTCACACCACTTGCGACCGCTTAATAACATATAGCATTGCATTTGGTAATAGTATTCAGGCTGTTCGCTTAAGAAAGTTTCATCATTGGTTATAAAGCAATGTTTTAAATGATTTGCGCCATTGTAAGGACACTTTATTTCAATTAACCCGTCTTCGCCTACTAAACCATCTGGACTGCCTGTTAAGCCATCTATTTCATTTGAGTAAAGCATTAAAGATTCCTTAACCTCATTGCCAGTTACAGATGTATAGAATTTCTTAGCAATAGGCTCATTGTCGTTACCAAATTCAGTTGCCATGTTATTAATGCCTTGTTTTACTTCACCGCTTAATTTTTCCCAAACCTTTTCGAGTATGTAAGTTTCTGCTGTTTTAGATAGCACGTCCTTTTTAGAACGTGCTTCAGTCATTAACTTCCAAATTTCGCTCCCGGTGAAATTACCTTGTCGGTTTATAAACCATTCAGGGCTGTATATTTCAATTGTGCTTTCCATAAT